GTCTATTTACACACGTTAATAACAAATATTGGGCACTACTATTGTGCCCTTTTTTGCATCAGGATTTTGCATGAATGTTAAAAAGTTTCTAAAAAGATTAAGCGACCAGCCTCACCCACCGTGTGTTGGATGCATTAACTATAACTATTGTGAGGATACATCTAAATGCTGTACAGCGTTTGTTGAGTATGTAGATTCTGGATACTGGAGGGATAAAAGGCTTGAACCTTCTATGTATACTACAATGCCTGAAGACTGTTTATCTTATAACGAGATTAAGGATGTTACAGGTTTAAACTCTAAGGAGTTAGATGAGATGCTTGTTAGATGTCAGAAATACAAGCTAGCCTTCGAGCCTTTTTACTTTTACTTTATGAAAGAGTTAGAATATGAGTTACCAAAGATACAAGCAGGATCCAAAAGACTTAGAAAGGCTAAGGCTAACATTTGCTCGCGTATGTTGGCCAAAACGCAACGAGTTATGCCCGAGCGGTCGCGTTACTTGGTCAAGGAGATTCGAAGAAATGTTTGGTATTACACTTAGGGAGTTTGCTTTAAAGATGGAAAAAGAGAAAAATGAACGAGAAGCTAAAGCAGTTGGAGAAGGCGGAAAAGGAATACAGGAGAAAACTGAGAAAGGAGCTTAACGATGAAGAACACTTTTGGGAGAATTACGAGGAAGGATGGCCATATCCCGATGATGACAACGAAATCAAGCATGAATGAGGTTTATGCCGATGTTATCAGAGATTTAAGGGTTAATGGCAGTTTGGTTAATGCTACGGTAGAGCTGTTGAACTATCAAGTTACACTTACAGATCCTACGCATTTAGATATAACACACCCTTCTCGTAAGTGGAGCAGTGATTATGCGTTTGCTGAGCTAGCATTCTATTTGGGAGGTAACAGAGCAGTTGGTAATATGGATAAGTTAGCTAAAATATGGGGATTGATAAGCGATAAAAATGGTGAAGTAGAAAGTAACTACGGTTATCACATTTTTAGCCCCGTGTTTGACAGTGGTGATAACATGTGGTACTCCGCTAGAGATGAGTTAGACAGTAATCCTAACAGCAGAAGAGCTGTGATACCTATTCTAGAAAAAGAACACATACGCAAAAACGATAAAGATTATCCTTGCACTGGGTTTATACAGTTTCTAGTAAGGGATAATAAACTCCACTTAAACTGGAATATGAGGTCTTGCGACGCTATATTCGGGCTTTGTAATGATATGTTCTGTGCTGCTATGCTGCAGCAGCTGATGCTTAACGAGCTAAACCTATTAGGATCTGCAGGTTTTAATCTAATTTTAGGTGACCTAACATTTAACGTAGGATCCTTGCATATATACAGTAGACATTGGAATTTACTTTATGCTGATCTTTCTGAATGGAAAGGTTACAGGGGTAAAAGATATATCATAAAGGGTGAGATAACGCCTTTTAGTGGTATGAGACAAGAGTATGGACTAAAGCCTTATGATTCTGTAGAAGAAATAAAGAAAAAGGCTGAAAGATTTAAACGTAATTTAACTGTTGGAGGCGATTTTGATGGATAGGTATATTGATTCAAGTCTTGCTAAGCCTATATTAGATGAAGCAAAAGACATAGTTGTAGATAGAATAACAGATCACGAAAATTATGGTGAGTTTTCTGAAAGCATGGGCAGAGCAAGGCTGATATTTATTGGTATGACAGGCAAAGAGTTAAGCGTGGAGGATATGTACAAGATGTTAGTAGCTTTAAAGTTAGCTAGAGAAAGTTTCCACCACAAAAGAGATAATCTTATAGACGCCTGCGGTTATATGCAAGGTTTAGAAGATTACCACAATGGTATAAAAAGGAGTCATTTAGATGATGCATCAAGTAAAGATTAATACTTCTAGCAAGCCTGTATTACATTTTGTTTTAGCAGTTTTATCTTTTGCTGAAAAAACAATGAAAGATAACATGGAAATAGAAGGTAGTTTTGAGGACGTATATTCGATTACAGTGGAGGAGATAGACGATGGACAAATTGAAGTTTTCACGGGTGAGGAAAGTAATACCACCGATACGAGCTCATAGTTTAGATGCGGGCATTGATTTTTTTGTTCCTTCTGATTTTAGTATTACAAAGGTTGCTCCAGGAAATTCTATAAAAATACCTAGCGGTATTAAAGCTAACATCCCTCAGGGATATGCGTTAATAGCTTTTAACAAGTCTGGAGTTTGTACAACGCTGGACATTATAGCTGGAGCATGTGTAATAGACTCGGGATATCAGGGTGAAATACATATACACTTAATTAACGTTTCTAGCAGGGACGTGTTTATAACCCCGGATATGAAAATTATGCAGTTTATTCTTATGCCGGTTTCTAGCGTTAAAACAGAAGAATGTAACATAGAGGATTTATATGAACAAGAATCAGAAAGAAGTACAGGCGGATTCGGAAGTACCGGATGGGCTGCCTGATTGGTGTTACGAGAAGTACTTAGCAACAGAAATAGATGAAGTACCGGCTTATTGCTTTTTTAAGCTGATGCCTCAGTTTTTTCTGTTTAATGAACATTATAAGAATTGCCTACTTATGCTAGAGCTTAAGAAGGGTGACTGTCCAGATTGGATAATTAAATATATATCAGCATTTGAATTAGCGGTAAACGACCAGGAGCAACCTAAATGGATGAAGGATTTGATCTTTCCAAGTTACCTATCGAGCACAGGTATGGAATATTCCCAGCCTCTATCATCAGAGATAGTAGACTAAAAGCAGGGCAACTAAGATGTTTAATGTCAATACTTGCTTGGAGAAACCACAGGACTACTAACACTAGGCCTATACACTTAGAAGCTTTGCAAGCGATGATGCCTATGTACACTAAAGGTAGCATCCAAAATTACATGCAAGATCTAAAGTCTTGGGGTTATATAGAAATAACGGCTAGAGCAGGAACAACGTCATTATACACTATATGCGAGTCAGCAGATGCTCACACACAGTACGAGCAAAACGTAGGCAGCAGCGTAGCTAACCAGCAGGTAGAGAGCAACGCGTCTGACCAGCTAGTCAGCAGCGTACCTGACGTAAAGAATATAAATAATAAAAAGAATATTACTAAGTCAGGTTTCATGTCTGTTTGGGGTGTCTATCCTGAACATAGACGCAATTCTATCGCTCGCGATACTAAGACATGGAGAGAGTTTGGTGACGAATCTCTTGTTGATGTGATAGTAGAAGATATTGAATCTCGCAAAACTTCAGAGCAATGGACAAATGACAATGGTAAATGGGTTCCAGGACTTAGAAAGTATTTAGAATCAAGGACTTGGGAGACACAACCATTAGAAAAGAAAGAATCTTTTTGGGGCAATTTTAATGGATAGAAGAAGAGCTCAGCAAATAGCTGAAAAGTTAGAGTTAGACGATAGTGTAATAAGCAAGTACGCGGAGGCAACAGAGAATTCTTTTGTGCAATCTCCGTTAGTGTTTCTAGACGAGGCGTTAGAGCATTTAAGCAACAGGGATAACAAGCCAGGAGGTAGATTGCCTTGGGATATAGATTTTAGAATATTACCAAATACTCTAACTATATGGGCTGGTATGAATGGTCACGGTAAAAGTTTAGTTGTACAGCAAGTAATGCTTTACTTAATGACAGGTGATTATTCAACAAGAGAAGAAAAGGTGCTGTTTTGGTCACCAGAGCTTGCACCTGTTTATCAACTAGAAAGGTTAGCAAGGCAGATTACTGGAGATATATATCCTGATCCTAAAGACGCTGAGGAAGCGTGGTGTTGGCTTAATAATAGGATGTGGATATACACCAGAGAAGTAGACTGCGGAGCAAAGCAATTAATAGCTGCAGCAAGGTACGCTCAAGAAGAGTTAGGAGTAACCCAGTTCGTTATTGATTCACTAATGAAGGTAAACCTGGGATCTGAACAAAGGAACATATACCTAGCTCAGAAAAACTTTGCTAATACATTAGCTAACGTATGTAGAGATACAGGATTATGCATACACCTGGTGGCTCATGTAAGGAAGCCTGACGATGAAAACAAAAGGGGAAGCAAATACGATATTAAAGGAGCTTCAGAATTAACTGACTTAGTTGATGCTGGGTTTATGGTACATAGAAACAAAACGGAGGAAAAGTTAAGGGAGTCAGGCAATGCACCAGGAGCTCCGCAAGCAGCTTTAGAATGCTTTAAAAATAGACACGGAGGTTTTGAACCAATGTGTGGTTTAGACTACGGAGACCAAAGCATGAGATTTCATGACTATGGGCAAAGTACGCATAACTTTTATGAGCAATACATAGGCGAGAAAAGCACACCATTTGACGGGATATCATTAAATGAGAACTAATAACTGGAAAAATGTAGAAAGGGAGGCAGCCAAATTGTTTGGAGGAGTAAGAACAGGTTGTAATGGTGAGAGCAGAAGAGATGTTGAACACCCAACGCTATCAATAGAGGTTAAACACCGTAAGATGCTTCCAGATTGGCTACACTCAGCAATGGGTCAAGCTGTTCGTGAAGCTGAGCACAGGAAACCTATCGTTTATTTACACGAAAGACACATGAAGTTTGAAGATGGGTATGTTGTCATAAAAGCTAAGGATTTCAAGGACTTATGCCCAGATGTACCTGATAATATTGGCACATAATTAGGCTTTATTTTAAAAAGTGGGTGTGATATAATTATTTTTTATTTAAAGGAGATTAATATTGGGTACTTTTACTAATAAACATTTTTATCCCGAATGGTTGAGCAATATGCTAAAGTTCAACCCTTACACAACTGGTCCTAAAAAGTCTGATATAAGCGTTACACAGCTTATTGACTCGCCTCAGGTTTTGTCGCTAAGGAAAGCTAACAGAGATACTATATCTGAAGATGTTTCAGACAGGGTATGGGCTGTATGGGGTAGCGCTGTTCATTCTATATGTGAGATAGCAAACGCATCTAACTCTGATGTTTTAGTTGAAAAAAGATTTCACAAGAAGTACACAAACAAGGTTGTAAGCGGTCAAGTAGATATATACGATATAGGTAACAAAGCTATATACGATATAAAAACTGTATCAGCCTATGCTTTAATGAATGGAATTAAACCAGCGTGGGCTCAGCAGCTTAACGTACTAGCAGATCTTATGTCTACTGCTAATTGGCCTGTAGAAGCTTTATTTATAGTCGCATTTGCTAAAGATTTCTCTGCTAAAAACGCTAAAAGCAATCCTTCTTATCCTCAGCAACCATTAACAATTATAGAGGTTCCTTTATGGTCTAAAGAGGAATGCAACGAGTACATAGAGAAGAGACTTCAGCGTCATTTCTGGGATGAGCATGTATGTACAAAGGAAGAGAAATGGCAGAGTGAAGATAGATTTGCTGTAATGAAAAAAGGTAAAGAAAGGGCTGTAAAACTGTTTGACACAAAGGAGGATGCCAACGATTTTTTAATCATGCAAAAAGACCAAGAACATCTAAGCATACAAGATAGACCTGGTTATAGCATGAGATGTGCGCAGTACTGTAACGTAAAGGACATGTGTCCTCAATTCGCTAAGGAGAATAAAAAACAATGAGTAAGGGAATTAATGTATTTCATGAGACCGCTCAATTTAAGGTAATGTTTCCTCATCTTAACGAGACTGAAAAGTTTCAAGACCAGGACACAGGTATGTATTCTATAACCATGTGCTTTCCTAAAGGTTCTGACGCTGAGGGTAGTTTAGATAAAGCTGTAGAAGAAGCAAAGAACAATGACCCAAAGGTAGCAGAGGCTAAAAACTTCTATAGCCCTATTAAAGATGGAGATGAAATGGGTTATGACTGGTCTTCAGGCTGCTGGGTAGTAAAGGCTAAAACCAAGTTTAAACCTAGGGTTGTTAATAGGTCTGGAGAAACTATGGAAAATAGTGATCTTCGTAGTAACTCTAATTGCAGAGCCCACATTGTGTTTAGGCCTTTTATAGCAGGCACAAACAAGGGTGTAACTTGCTCGCTAAAGGATGTGCAATTCATTAGTGAAGGAGACTCTACAGGCTCATCTGTAGCATTTTCACCATTAGATGATGATGTACCGTTTTAATGGCTAATAAACAAGGGAAGTCAATAGACAAAACTTATCTTTCGTTAGATAAGGCAGAGGAAAGGGGTCTTATACATAGAGATTATATAGCTCACTGCTTAAGGTGGAGCCATGTAACAATGTATTTAAGGCAAAAGAGCAGATGGAAATCGGCTAACATATTAGATATTGGACCGGGCAAGGAATTGCCCTTAGCTAAAACGCTATATGTTAATCGTACTCCTCCTAAATCTTATACGGCGGTAGACGTATCTAAACTAGAGATGCCAGCAATGTTTGATAAGGCAAGCTGGCAACCTACTAAGTTATATCCTTCTACAGACGTGTGTGATTTAAGCGCTAGTGAACTAGACAATGCTCCTAACATTATAACCTGCTTTGAGGTATTAGAGCATGTAGAGCCTGAGCATAGCTTAAGAATGCTAAAAAAGATGTACAACCTATTAGATGGTGGAGACCCAAACGCTGTAGTTTTTATCAGCACACCCAATTGGGATCCACATGTTGGCGCGGCTGGTAATCATGTAAATGAAATGCGTCACACAGCCTTAGGCGTAGCAATAGAAAAGATTGGTTTTAACATAGAAGCTAGATACGGAACCTTTGCATCACAACGGGATATTAAACCTTTTATGACAGAGGAAGAGCTAGACATAATGAACAGATTAAAGGAGTATTACGATAGTAATTATATATCTACGCTATTCGCTCCTTTATTTCCTGAGCAGTCTAGAAACTGTATCTGGCGACTATCTAGGCAAGAACAAAAGAGGAAGTATCCAGAGTATATGTCAGAAGTAGATGAGCCATGGACATCCTCAGAACATTGGAAAGATTTAAATGGATAGTTATCAGCAATATATACATAAAAGCAGATACGCTAGGTATTTGCAAGAAGAAGGTAGAAGAGAAACATGGGAAGAAACTGTATCTAGGTATTTCGAATACTTTGAAAGTAAGCTAGAAATATCTGTACCAAACAAGGTAAAGAAGCACGTTTTAAACCTTGAGGTAATGCCATCTATGAGGGCCCTAATGACGGCCGGCAAGGCTCTGGATAAAGATAACGTAGCCGGATACAACTGCTCTTATCTTCCAGTTAACAGCGTTAGAGCTTTTGACGAAACGTTGTACGTGTTAATGTGTGGGGTAGGTGTTGGTTTTTCAGTAGAACGCCAGTATATAGCTAAGCTTCCAGAGATCGCCGAGTCTTTCCACTCTACAGACACGGTCATAACCGTTAGAGACAGTAAAATAGGTTGGGCAACCGCTTATAAAGAATTGATATCAATGCTATATAGCGGGGCTGTCCCAAAGTGGGATACTTCCAGAGTAAGGGCTTCTGGTTCTCCCTTAGCTACGTTTGGTGGTAGAGCTTCTGGTCCAGAACCTTTAGAAAGGTTATTTAACGTTACTACAGAGGTTTTTAAAAACGCGTCAGGCAGGAAGCTAACATCACTAGAGTGTCACGACCTTATGAACTACATAGGTGCTGCCGTAGTAGTTGGTGGAGTTCGCAGGACCGCTGAAATATCTCTAAGCAATCACTCAGACGAGAGAATGCGCAACGCTAAGATGGGTAACTGGTTCATAGACAACCCTCAGCGCGGCCTGTCAAACAACTCTATCTGTTATACAGAGAAGCCTGACGTAGGGGCATTCATGAGAGAGTGGTCAGCTGTGTATGAGTCACGCAGTGGAGAGAGAGGTATATTTAATAGGCAAGCGTGCAAGAAGATGTCTCCAGAACGTAGAGATACTGACTACGACTTCGGGACTAATCCATGTTCCGAAATAATATTGAGGCCTAATCAGTTCTGTAATCTTTCGGAGGTGGTTGCTAGAGAAGATGACACTCACGACACCCTTATGGATAAGGTAGAATCTGCAGCTATACTAGGAACCATGCAGGCTTCATTAACTAACTTCAGATACCTATCAAGTAAGTGGCGACACAATACAGAGGACGAGGCATTGTTAGGAGTTAGTTTTACAGGTATATACGACTGCCCTTACCTTTTAGAAAGTACACCCAAACAATTGGAGCAACTAAAAAACCATGCTGTCAAAACAAATCAATCTTGGTCTAAAACTTTGGGAATCAATCCCTCTACCGCAGTTACTTGTGTTAAGCCTAGCGGGACTGTTTCTCAGCTCACTAATTCAGCTAGCGGCATACATCCTAGGTACAACCAGTTTTATATTCGTCGTGTAAGGAATGATAAGAAAGATCCTCTGTCAGAAGTGCTTATAAATGTTGGCATAAAGTATTTTACAGACCCCTATAACGAAAACGCTTGGGTTTTTGAGTTTCCTCAGAAGGCTCCTGAAAAAGCTATTACCAGAAAAGAAGTTGGTCCAATGCATCAGTTAGGTCTTTGGAAAAAGTTCGCTAAACATTGGTGTGAGCATAAACCTAGCATGACCTGTTATGTAGGCGAAGAGCAATGGCCAGAGGTAGGCGCATGGGTTTGGAATAACTTTGACATTATGAGTGGCATTAGTTTTCTACCAAGCGCTGATGAAGGCCATATATATGAAGCAGCGCCTTACGAGGATTGCGACAAGAAGGTCTATAACAAGCATATGAAGAGTTTTCCAGAGACTATAGATTGGGACATTCTAGATGAGTCTGTGGACAACACAACAGCAACCCAAGAATTAGCATGCACTGGAGATAAATGCGAAATATAGCATGGTACAAAGGTTCTGCCGGAAACCTTGGAAAGGTTGAAGGCACGGACTACTCATGCGAGCGGTTTTGGAATTGGAATAAGGACCTCAAACAGTATTGGTTTCTACTTAGGGATAGCAATATAACCTACTTATGCTGCAAGGGTCCTTTTTCCTCTCCAGCCGAGCGAGATAAAGAAATACTCAGGGAGGTAGATAAACGTGGGTCTAAAAAGTGAACAGGCAACAAGTAAACATTAGATTGGTTTTTGTAGAGTGGGTAGACACTGTATCTTCTGCTGGTTGGGATACAAAAGATGAAATTGATATCAAATTAGTTAAGGAGGTTGGATGGCTAATAGAGGAAAACGCAGAAAGAATAAAAATAGCAAGAACCATATCGGAAGAGGAATATTACTCGATAACAGCGATACCGAAGGGTTGCATAAAGAGCGTAAAAATAATAAACCATCAGTAGTTATACTGACAAAAGATCAGGCAACTTTAATAAAGTCTAATATACTAATATACTTAGAAAGGTCTATACCTGGAACAGGTTCCGTAGATGAGGAGAAACCTTCTGCAGTTGTAGATAAAATATGCCAAGGCATTTATGTGGTTTTCATTACCACGGATGCTAGACTTATGATAGTAGCGTCTATAGGGGGAGCGACTGGATGCTTAAATCTAATGTATATATGCGGGGAAGACTTTAAAGCTTACTACAAAGACATGATGGAGATTATACAGAAATTTTGTAACTACTCTGGAATAAAGATAATAAACTGCCATGCCAGGTTAGGCATAGCTAAAAAATTAGAAGAGTTAGGCTTTGAAGAAAGAGTCTACAAAAAGAAACATCGAAATATGGTAAAGGTGATCGAGGGATGACGCAAACTAATTACGCAGGGAGGGGACGTGTTCGTAAGCGGTCCCCCGATCTTTTATTCTAAACCTTTTATTAATTCTAAGAACTGAGCTTCCATAGCAGCTCTATTTTTTCTACCATCTAACAAAAGACCATACTCAAGCTCAACGTATTCATCAAACTGTTTGTTAGTCATTCCCTTCATCTTCTCCCACTCTTTCTTCTTATCTGCTTTTGACATACCTTTTACAAATTTAGAAGCTTCGTCTCTAGTAGACTGTAATTCAGCCTGCCTCTTCTTGTATGCCTCGCTTTCAGGGCTTGCCATAAACTCTTCATCAGAAGCCCCTTTAGATTCCAAGAATTGATTTATCATGCTCGCCTTAGATTTTCTACCGTCAGGGTCAAAACCAAACTCTTTGCGCATATGCTCGTCAAGCTCGCTTCTACTAAGACCTATTATTTCTTCCTTAGATAAACCAAGCTCTTTAACCGCTCTATCAGTAATAGAGTCTAGTATTGTCTGCTTCTTTGCACTTTCTTTTTCAGCTTTCTTTTCGGCTCTTTTCTCTAATGTTCTTCTTCTTACCATCTTACCCTTATCATCTTTAGTGTAATAAGGTTCTATGCCTAGAGCAGATCTAATAGGCTCAGACTTAGTTAGTGGTATAGATCTGGCTAGCCTACCCTCTAGATCAGCGTCCTTACCTTGCGCCACATCAGCGGCTGTCTGACCTATATTGCTTAGCTGCTTACCGATAGGTCCTATCATGTGGTCTAGTATATCATCAAAAGGATCCTTACCTTTCCAGGACCAGTAGTTAGGAGTTGCTGTTTGTACAACTACAGAACCCAAAGGTCCAAACAATCCAGTCCTTTCAAAATCTTGCAAGAACTTAGCCCAGTCAGGTGTCTTCTCTTCCCAAGGATTCTCGTCTTCGCCGTATTTGATAAGATAACCTAGGGCTAAAGCAAACTGAACTGCACCGTACATAGCCGCAGCCGTAGCAGTCATACCAGCTATCTGCTTACCTTGTTGGTATTTCTTAGATGCGCCAGTACCCTCTGCAAACCTTATACGCTGTGCAGCAGTGTTTATAAAGGTATTACCAAACGTGGTTATAAACGATTTAAACAATAAGAATGGAGCAAACGCCGGGTTCCTAAATACCTTAGGCAGGCTACCCTCACTAGGCAACGTAATTGCGGTTTGAACAAACCTTTGTGCCGGTCCAGCCAGGTCTAGTTTAAACTCTCCTGGAATGTCATGCAATTCTCTATGACCAGCTTCGTACCACCTAACCAGCTCTTTTATTTCTCTATTAGATAAACCGTAAGTTTTAAGATTAGATTTTATCTGAGATATAGTAGAGTCTAGCTTAAATCCTTTTCCTTTGCCTGCCTTAGACAGCGACTTAGCATCTGCTACTATAGTCTGTCTAAAGTTGTTTAATGCCATCATCTGCTGCATCTGGGTCAGCGTTGTTAACAGCGTTAATTCAAAGTAAACATCCATATTAGCGGCTGCTCGCAACTGTCTAGCCCTAAACCTTCCTTTTTCGAGATTGCCTAAACCGTACATCCTGTAAAGAGTTTTCAATGGTAAGCTGTTTGTAGAAGTTCCTACACCGCTTTTAATAAAGTTAGGACCAACGTATCTCTGAGCTGCAGCTTCACCAAGGCTTGCAATGTCGAACAATCCTAACTGCCTAAGCATTTTAGCTCTTTTGCCAATCTTTGTTTTAGGATCAAAGTATCCTTTACCTACGGTTCCGGTTAAGAATTTATTCATACCGTTAAGACCGCGCAGTGCAGCAAACGTAGCTCCTCCAAGCAGGTTAGTTGCAAACTTAGCAGGGTTCTTAGAACCAAGAGCAGTAGCTGTCAAAAACTCTGGCATAGAAGCTAACGAAACTAAAGTCAAGCTAGCCATTGTCGTAGCGTTCATTGCCGCCTGAAGAAACTTCCTACCACCTGTGGGTATCAGGTCTGCTTTATATCTATGATGAAGTATGTCAACAAGGTCTGTAATGTCTCCTAAGACTCTCTCAGGGTCTATACGGACATCTTTAGAGTTTCTGTTGTAGTCTACTATCTCTTGCTTTACCTTGTCCTTAAGCTCACTCAGGTGCTCTCCTCTATGACCGAATAACTCAGCATAGACAGTCATCTCAGTGGCTTTATCAACAAATCTAGGAACAATACCCTGGAAATCTGTAAGTAGTAAATCTCCAAGCTGGTCTCTAGATATAGACCTCTCTATAAAGTTAAACAGTTCTTCCTGCTGCTTCATTGTGGCCTGACTTTGTCTAGCCGGTGTGGTAAAGTCACCTGACACAAAGCCACCGCTTTCTAATATAATGTTATAAGCGTCAGTTGCCTCGTATGTTCCAGCCTCTGCATTATCCTTTATACCGATGCTAGCAAGCAAGTCAAAAAGCTTTTGTCTACCTTCGGGAGATGCTACCTTTTCGGTGTCGTACACTCTAGGGAATGTTCCACCGTCTAAAGGTCTTAGCGAGAAGTCTTCTGTATATTTCGTGCCAACCTTCTCTGACCACGCATAAAGCTTCTCTGCAGCGTCTTTAAGTTTACGTGCAGCAGCTGCCACGCGACCATTTGCAGGTAACGTACCATTGTTGAAATAATCTTTTAACTGCTGATTGACTTTTAGTGATATAACCCCGCCACTGTTAGTAAGCTGGTCTAAAGCCTCTTGAAACTCCATCCTAAACTGGCCTTGAGCCATAGACTTTTTCTGGACGTAGTCTCTACCAGATTTAGTTTCTTTTTCTCTTAACTTTTCATGAGGAGCTCTAAGGATAGTATCCGCTATAACACCTGCGGTAGGAGATGCACCTGAATGCCTCCTAACAGTTTGAGCTGATTGACTATACATGAAACCCCAAAGAGATCTAAGGGTTGTTCGTTCTCTAGCCTGAGGTCTAGATACCTCTTTCTCTCCGGTGTATTCAGCTTGAGCTTTATCGTCTTGGCTTCTCTGCTCTTGCTCTAGAGGATCAGTGTATGCAGCGCCAGTAGAGTTGTAATCATCCTTATTGTTAGGGTCTACACCAGTCTGCTGACTTACAACATCTTCAAAAGCATTCGTCTTTTTAGCCTTACCTTTCTTTTTAGGAGGCTCTGCCCAAGCAGACACAAAATCGCTAGGATCTTTGCTCTCAAGCATTTTAGGCAGGTTAGGTAAACTTTTACTATCAGTCTTTATTAGCTTGTCAGGCCTATCTTCTAAAGTCTGGTTAGCAAGCTCATCTAGATTGTCTGCATTCTCTATTGGAACCTTTATGTAGTCTGTTACTATCTCTTCTATCTCGCTAATGATATCCCCAGCTTGTATATCATCTCTTGCTCCAGGCAATACTTCATAGTTGTACATTAGCCTTAAAGCTTCTGTCATAGTATTAATTTCGCTGTAATACTCCGGCTCCACCTGAGAAAGAAACGCTAAAGTTTTTTGAAGATCTATATTGCTATAGGGTATACCTGTAGTTTCTTTAAGTATTCCAGCTATAGCTTGAGGGCTATTAAAGTCTTCTTCTAGAGATATACCTTCTCGAAGAGTTGTTAATATCCTGTTCGTAGCTCCTACACCTCTAGCTATCTCAATAACTTTATTTAATCTATTGACATTAAACGTTGCCGGCTTTCTTTTTCCTGAAGAATCTTTTTTAGACTGTATAGCATCTTCTAATTCTTTTGTTCTATCAGCAGGTATATCTACTTCTTCTTTACCCCAAACGGCGGAATCAGCTATTTTAGATGCTAAAGTTTCTGTGTTAACATCTCCAGGGGTTTGCATGTCGCGCCTAAAGGCCTCGAAAGAGTTGTTAAAGTCAACATCATCAAGTTTGCTTTTGTCTATATTGATACCCATTTTAGCGAGTATCATTTTAACGACTCTCTTAAACTTCTGTATAAATGTTTCTTTACCTTTTATGTCCTTTTCGGATCCGTAAGCTGCAAGCTCGGTGAACACTGTCCAAAGGTCAGAAGTTGCCTTATTTATTCTATCGGTAGATTCTAAAGAGGTTTCATTTTTAACTCTTTCTGTAGTAGAAAAAGCCCTGTCAAGCTGATCTATTAGCTGCTTATTAGTCTTGACATCGTCACCAAAGCCTAACCTTCTAAACGCAGTAGCGCCATCCCGCTTCATGAAGTCTAGTATATCTTGTCTAAAAGCTGTGTATAGGTCAGATCTAAACCTAGAAACATCTTTATTGCTAGTGCTGTATCCTGTTTTGCCTAGAGCCATAAGCTCCCATATGAAATGGTTAGCATGCGCCAATTCGTGTTGAATTGTTATTCTAGCAGCAAACTCAGCTTTGGTTTCGCCAGGGAACATTAAAGATTCTATTTCAGCATTAGTAACTCCTAATCTTTTAGCTACTTTATCTATAAGCTGCTGAGAACCTTCCTCGCTAAATCTAGCCTGGTTAATGATTATATCTATAGTGTCATTAACTTTTAGAATAGCGATTGCTTTACCGTAAGAGTTACCCGATGTATCTACATTTTTATCCCCAGTTGTAAAACCATCTGGCATTACTCTCGGGGCATATGCAAACTGTATCCTTATTTTATTTTTGCCTTTACCTTTTACGTTAATCCTGTTAGCTATCTTCTCTATATCAAAATCTGGTATAATTTCTGCACCGTAAAACTCTACAGACCTTTCACCAGACTGTTTGTTTATGTTAACTTGCTTAGGAATTCCAGGTACAGTTTCAGCATCATCTTTGCCGGTTCCATATATAGGAATTTGAGCTTCAGCCTCTACTGAAGGAGTATCATCAACATCTGTAGACTCAGCTTCAATAGGCTCTTCTTGTTTAATTGCTCTTTCTTCTTCTAAAGCTTCTATATTAGCTTTTTCTAATCTAATATCCTCTTCTATTTCTTCTTGAGTATAGTCATCTTCAAACCCTGGAGGAGGGTTTCCATCCTCTAAAGATTTAAGCCTGTCTCTAGCTTCAGATAGTTTCCTGTCTAATACAGGTATACGCGGAATAGGATCAGTAACTCTCTTATCTTTTGATAGTTCTTTTACCTGACCTAGTTGAATAGGAAAGCGTGCAAGATCTTCAATATTAAGATCATTTTTATCGTCCCTAAGCATTGGACCCTTTTGGGCTTTAAATTCTTTTTGCTCTAAAGTACCGCCTAATCTTGGCTCTGTTGGTTTAGACTCTATCCTAGAATAACCGCCTAATTTTTTTATTTGCCTAGGAGCTGAGTCAGGAGAAGGAAAACGTTCTCCAGGTCCGAGATAAGCGCTAGGAAATTGGTTTAACATGATCTCGTCAAATACGCCCTCAGGATCATTCATACCCTCCATCTGCTCTATTTGCTCGAATGTGGCAGGCTCAGCATTGTTGCCAGCCTCGCCGTAATAACGTCTTACATCACCCAAAAAGAATTCATCGCCGTCATTTATAAAATTATCTTGAATTGCTCTAGCAATAGCCCTGTCTATTTCAACCTGAGATATTTCTTTTTCTGGATCTAAGTAATCTTTAATATCTACATAATCAGGAGCTCCTTCTGGCAAATTGCTTCCACCATCGGGATCAGAGAATTGAACAAAAGTATCTCCTTGCTCTACTTCTGCCGTGCCTGGTGCCATAGCATATACAGTCTTGCCATTTATATCGAACACGAAATCTGTAGGAACAGGAGGATTACTGTAACTAATTACAGCCTTTGGAGAAACCACAGGAGCAAGAGTTTCTGCTACTGGGGCAGCAATCTCTCCAAGGCCCGGCAATAAATCAGTAGGATTAGTAGCAGCAACAGTAGCGATATCACGCATATCACCTAAAAACTTACGCCTGCGCATATCAATTGAGTCATCTACTACATCAACGCTAGGGGTTGTCCTGTAGGGCTCCTGTATCGCGCTAGGATCAACGCTAGGAACTTGGCTGATGACTTGCTCAGGTGTAGGCTGTTGTCCACCAGACGCGTTACGTGAGTTCAAAAGGCTTTCAGCTGATGAGTAACCCAGCCCCGTTGCGGTTCCGGCTCCGAAACCAAGCTTTACAGCGGGCGCTACCTCACCTATCCTGCCAGATAGTTGCTCAGCAAAAGATTCAGGTGTAAGGTTTTCGTTAGTTTGTACTATGTCTCTGACCAGTTGAGCAATGCCTACCATACCCTCTTGAACAGACTCAAGACCACCTTGAGATAACGCTTTAGATACTATTCCTTTACCCGAGGCTAGAAGATTACCTAATTGAAGTCTTTCAAAAAGGTATTCAGAAGCCATATCAAAGAAGGCGTCTTTCTTAGCTTGCTCGTGACCTTTGTCTGAACCATAATATGATTGCGATCCAACCGGTGCAGTAAAGGCGGCAGCTCCTAAAGCCGGTGACCTAGTCAATATAGACGTGCCGATAGATGCTGCAGTACCTGGAATACTGTATCTACCAAAATCGTAAGCAGCTCCTCTAGTTAGAGGGTCTCCAAACCAAGATTCACCACCAAATGAAGATTCACTAAATTCAGGAGATCTAGCAGCGTTTCTCTCGAACTGCTCAGCAGCTTGATCAGCCAAAAGAGCGTCTACGTAATCTTGCCGTTGGGAGTTAGCTAGCTCAAAAGCCGCGTCATCTTCTTGCGTAGGAGTAACAAGTTTGGATGCGGTTTTGTAAGCATCGCTGTAAAGTTTTTGACTTTCTTGTGCAGACCAAAGTTTTGCCGCCTCTTTGATAGTATCTAAGGGTGCCGCATCTCTTAACCCGGTAGCAATGTCTGAAATTAAGTTACCTGCGCTGCTTCCAGTATCTTTTAGGTATCTACCCTGAGCCTGTCTATGCCTATAGGCTTTCAACCGTGGGTCGTTCTCGTATACCTGTTTAGCTCCTTCCTGTGCAGAAAGGGGATCAGCATGAGTGCTATCAGCAACACTCATGTTCTCCTGCTCTAACTCTTTTAGGTAATCTTCTATAAGTTTTAGATTAGACATATTGCCGCTTTATTAAGCTCCCCACATCCCTAAACCACTGGTCTCAGAAGAGCTATAGTTAGGTGTAGTAGTTTTAATAGGTTGAGCAGGCTGTGCCCAGCTCATTCTACTTATATTAGCAAGAACATTGCCAATAGGTATCTGAGGATTTTGCTGATTTCCCAATGTTCTAGAGTTAGCCCTAGCAATCTTATCCATACTACGAGCGAAAGCGGTATCAGCATACAAATCATCTAAAGAAAATTGATTTGCACGTTTCTGCAAGTCACCTTTTTCTCTTGAGTAATTAGCTAATTGATCCTGTATACCGGCTGCAGCATAATTTTGATCAGACCTCTCAAGACCCTCCTTTCTTTGAATATTTTCCATATTGGCGTTTAGACCAGATTGGGCAATATCTATTCCGGACAAGAATGATGGAGCTTGAGACAGAGCTTCAGAGTATGCTGCTAACTCTGCTTTTCTAGGGTCAACAGCATCGGGGTCTGCGCTAGCTGCGGTTTGAAAACCTGTAGTAAACCTATTACCTTTAACCGTGCTACCTGGAGCAGCTGCAAGCAAGGGATCTGTGAAAGCCTTTGCCTCATCAACGTATTCGTTGGCTCTAGCGGTTAAAGTTTGGCTATAATCTTCGAACTCATCTAAAGACCTTCCGGCCACGCCTGCTGCGTCGTCCTGAGCCTGGGTTATAGCTTGGTCTACTCTGTTATCTGTACCAGCTCTGTCATAAGCTAACCTAAAAGATTTTCTTCCGGTGTCAGATATTCTATTCTCTAAATCTACCTTTTGATCGCTAAGTTGCTTTTCTAGTCTACCTCTATCTTCTTTACCTGTTCGATAACGCTGTTTAGCATCAAACTCTTGGGTGTTTCTAGATCGCCATGCAGCTGCGTCTTTCTTTTGCTCGTTCCACTCGTTGACCATTTGTATGGTTTGAGCGGCGGTTGCTAAATCATAAATTGGACCTAATGACATGCTATTCTCCTACAATATATACTTCATTGTTGATCCTTCTCTCTTATAGTCATCGCCCGGTCGTCTTGTCCTGTTTCGAGCGTATATATCTAAAGGATTACCCTTCATAGAAGATGCATCAGGTGTATAACCACCAGCAAACGCTGATAAACCTCCACTGAAAGATGTTCTTCCAGACCTTAATCCATCTGGACCTTCGTTTCCTATTTTACCTGCAGCAGCTAACTTATAAAGCTCAGGCGCTAAACTCTGGTAAGCAGATCTTTGCTGCCTCATTCCAGCTAAAGCATTGTTGGCTGCAGACTCTCTATCCTGCATGTCTTTGTTAGCTATATCCTTTAAACCTTGAGCATGAGCAGAACCTCCGTGAGTTCTTTTTCTAGCGAAGTTTTGAGTAGCTCTTGTCTCTGCTAGCTGCTTTTGCTTTGTTAACTGATCCGAATCGATAGCATATTTTCGTCTAGCCATGTAGTCTAGATCTTGATAAACATTATCTGCAGCTCCTCCAGCCCCAAAAATGTCGCTTACCGCTTTCGTTCCTGCTGTTATTCTATCTTTTAAGGCCATCAGAATATACCTAATTCATTAAAGTAAAAAGTTATACCACTAAATAAAAATTGATCCTCAGCTGACTGGGTTATTTTATAACCTACCTCGGTTGTCATCAACTCTACCGGCAGCAGGGCTCCAGGTCTAGAATCACCAGACACAGCTTGGGCTGCTGTAAAACTTGTAGGTGTTCTAGAGTCGTACTTATATTGTACATTGCCAGAACCCTCCATTAAAACATCTGCTCCAAAAACCTGCTTCCATATTCCAGATTTCTTGAAAGTCTGAAAAGAGCTTTCTACCACAACCTCTATATTAACTGGGATACCAACCGCAGGTGTATCAACCAAGGCCGATGGATCAAAGCTGAATATTTCGTCACTAGCTCTAACATACAGGAATTGTCTGTAAGATGCTATATCTTGAAGGTTGTCTGGAACCTCGTATCTCGACCAAGCAGAAAGCTGCGCCGTTTGGGAAAAAGAATAGACATATATTTGTTTTTCTATTATACACAAATACTGATTAAGACCAGCGTAATATGTACCCACAGGTTCATGGGTGCTAGCATGAAGATCTAACTGAGGAGATACAAGACTCTTGATTGATGATCCAATATCTGTAGATTCTAGAGTATCTGTGTATAGCTTCTGGGATAAAGATTCAAAAGTTGTGTCGTTTAAGTATATTATGTCTGAGCCAGCGTTACCTATTGTTTTTATGTACTGAAGGTTAGCATTCTGAACCTTTGTTTCTAGCTCTATTAGGGCTGGATCTGGATCTGTATTCCATAGTTGAATACTATTTTCCATAAACACCGCTAGCTTATCTTTATAGCTGGCTATCGATATTATATCCTCATCAGGAGTTTCTTGCTTGACAGGAATTCCTAAACCTGCGCTGGCGTCTCTTATCTTAGACCAGTCTGTGGCGTCACCAGTCGCGCTATAAGCAACAAAGTCTCCGTTGTCTGCTGTTGCATATATCTTAGAATCGTGAGCGCACGCTGACTTACCCTGAGGGCATCCTGAATCAGTTATTGGAAGTCCAGCGTAGAAGTGTCTAATATTTGTGTTGCTATACTCTACTACTACGTAAAGATTGCTGTCAAAAGGGAAGAACTGCCAAACCTTAGCCACTGTAGCAACAGGATCATCGGGGTCAGGAAGAACTAGTCTAACAACGCCAGCTGCTGGAGGGCTGCCATAACCACTTAACGATGGGGTAAAGCCAGGGGTTGCGCTTACTACATATAGATTATTATCGTAATAAAACAAGCCAGAAGTGTCTGATCCTAAACCAGATAAAGAAAGTTTATGAAGACCTGGTCTTTTTTGAACACCATAGCCGCCAGTTATATAAGCGTTTTTGCAATCACGCAAACCTGGGTTGTCGACAGCTTGATCAGATTTTCTAAGATCAATACCCGTCTGGAAATTTGAAAAAGTTAAAGCCGGCATTTTATTTTCTATTAAGTTTTGTTGGGCTTGGAAGTATCCATCCTATAATTATAGGCACTACGAATATTAATACTAGCGCCCAACCACCTATCTCTACCATCTTGTGAAGAAGAGTAAAGAAATTGTCAGGCGCCTTGATAATAGTCTGAGTCTCTTGGTTTGTTGTCAAAACCTCTGTCGCTACATCTGTCACAAAGGCACCCGTCATGGCTCCCAGTATCGGTGCACCCACACCCCCACTGATCGCAGTCCCAACACCCGCACCTATTGCCGAGCCTGTTGCTACCACTGTTGATTCCTTTAGACTCTGACATCCAACTATTATTGCGCAGGAACCGATGGCGCAGGCGATCCCCAGATTGCGGACAAGATAGCCAATCCTGCTACGATTACTATTACAATTTTGATTCTTCGGTCTAACGCGTTCCAAGTCTTTACTATATTTTTCCACATACAATTCTCCTTTTAAAAAATTACATACCTTCTGTGCCTAGCACCCTTTGCAACATTGTTTCTAATGTTTCTAATCTATAGGATAAAACATCTAAGTTATCTATAATCATAGCCATGTCATCTCTGTCACGTTTAAGCATTGCAACATCGCTTGATATACTACTAGCCCACCACACTGCTGTAGTCGTTTGAACTATTAAAAATATAACAGCACTAATCAAGTATGGTGGTATTGTCATCATATATCCAATGGAAATTTAGGGTTAGGATTTAAAGAAAACGATGTACCATTAGAGGAGCCACCAAAAACAATGCAAGCCTGTTCCTTTTCTTTTGTTCGTTTAGTTACAACAACCGTACTTGTGGTATATGTAGAGTTTACAAAAAGTACCATGCTCATGTTAGGTGTTAGGTGAGAAACTACCATTGGAATCTCAAGGTAATCTTTTTCTAAAATATCCATCATTCTAGTAAAAGAGTCAACGCACATAAATGTCATGGGCGCGGCGAACTCATACATATCTTTAGGAGTTTCTCTTTGAGCTTTTACAAGAACGGGCGTCATTAGGATGGCAACAAGCACGCAATAAGCGATAATTGAGATTACAAAAGCGTTTACAGTTTTCATTTAAATCTCCAATTACCAAATATCATTACCTTACCGTCATTACGAACAGTTACACCAGTATCTATAGTTTCTGTAATAGGTTTAACCATCATTAATTCGTAATAGTTTTCCGTGGCATAGTTAAAAGTAGCCATGAAAGGGAGTTGAATTAAGTTAGCAGCACTGATGGTCACCAAAGCTAAAGCAAACACGTATAGCTCTTCATCATTCTTCTTTACGAAGTCTTCCCATCTTTCCCACTCGGATTTGTTTTGTTGCTCTCTATTCCATACCATGCTTGCACAGGTTGAAGAGCCTCTGCCATTGCCCGTCCCCACCACTCCGGGGTACTGACAAGCGATGTCCCCGAATCTTTTTGCTTGTTCTGACGTTCCTTCAAGACTGTATTCGGAAACGACAACCGGCTTTCCCAGTGAAAGTGCGTGTTGTATGGACTCTCTAAACTGCGCTTCAGATAATCCGAACCCAGTTTGTAAATATATGACATCCGCATCTTTATAATACTCCGGTTTTACCCCTGGCGTTAAATGAACACCTATGGGCTTGTTTACACCTTTTTTTCTAAGGTTTTGAATTAAAACACTAACCTCTTGCGGGGAGTAGTATTCATCACATTCTAGACATACGACATAGTGGCTAACTAGATCATCTACGGCATCTACTACCTCGTTTTGATAATCTATTTGGCTCTGCAACCCTTGTTTGTAAACTTGCGGGCTATCGTCAGATATTAACCACATTACAGGGGCTAAGTTTTTATCGCGCAACTTATTAAGACGGTCACGCCAAGCAACTCTATTAACGCCGTCAACAACCTTAAACATCGGATCATGGTTTCTAGCCATGACGTCGGCGTGGGTATCACCGTTTAATTTTAACTTCTCTATTACTTTTTCTCGCCATATATTGCTTGATCCATCTGACAACCAAGATAGCGTGCTGTACTGAGAGGCTCCTATTAAAAATGTGCTTCTGTAGTCAGCTACAACGTTTCTAGCTCCAGCTGCTGCTATTATTATAAGCAGACTGGTCAGTAAAAAAAGCTTTAATCTCACGGCTTCGGATACTTTGTTTTAACAGCCTGTCGTAATCCTTCTAACGTAGTGACAGATGCCATGCGTTCTTCGACCACGCCTTCCCATAAAGCAACGATTAGTTCGTCAATAGACGGATACTCCGCTTGTCGATCACGTTGGTATTGCG